ACATTAGTTACAGATAACTTAGAATTACATTTAGATGCACTGAATAGTAGTTCTTATTCTGGTAGTGGAACTACTTGGAGTGATCTAAGTGGAGAAAGTAATAATGGCACTATAACTAATAGTTCTGAAGTAGTATATAATTCTAATGGTTGGTTTGATTGGACAGATGGACCAGGATTTGATTCAATAGGAGGATATGTATCTCTTCCTAATACTGCAATTACTTTAGGAGGTACTTATACTATTGAGGTATGGAACTATTATGATTCCACATCTGCACCTGCGGCAAATCCATTTTCAGGTGGAAATTTTTGGACAAACTCTGCCGAAGATGATTGGAATAGTGGTTCTGGTAATGATAATGGTCTCTTATTTGGATACAATAGTATAGTTTATAAAAATACCTCTGGTACAGAAATAGAAGTAGATTACAGTTCAAATCCAACAACTCAAGTATGGCATCAGCATGTATTAGTTGTGAACTCTGGATCAGGAACAGTTTATGTCGATAAAACTTCTGTTGCTACTATGAGTAATATGAGAACTCTTGGTCAATCAAACGGCACACTTGGTATAGGTATATGTGATAAATTTGGCACTTATCGTGGAGAGTATCTTGGATTTATTTCAATTGTTAGGGTGTATCCAGGCAAGGCACTATCTGTATCTGAAATTACTCAAAACTTTAATGTAAATAAAGATAGATATGGAATATAAATATCTACAATTGGAAATATAATTTTTAATTTATGGCAAATTTGAAACCAAGTAAGGCAGTTGGAAACTTAAGACTCAATGGATCTTTAATTGATAACAAAAATTTTAGTGGATTTTCTGGTGGATTGTTAAAATCTACTGGAACAGAAACGGTGTGGGATTTTGGAGGTATTGCTATAGTTAATCTAGATAAAACAACATCTGCGGATCCGAGTTCAGTTACCATCTCCGATATTGCTGTAGGTGACTTAGTTTTATTTTTTGGAGCTGAGGATGAGGATAGTCAAGATGCTCCATCTGGAGGATGGACTGCAATTCCAGGATTAGGAAATCAACCTGATAATGATGACGATCCAAATAGTTCAGCATTTTATAAAATTGCTACCGGAACATCAGAAACAGCATCAGGTTTAGACGGTGATAATCCCACCTATATTCTGGTTGCATTTAGAGGTGTAGATACCTCGACTCCATTTGATGTAAATGCTGTTCAAAATGCAGGATCTTCTGGATTGCCCAATTCTCCCTCAATTACTACTGTTACTGATGGATGTTTAATTCTTTCTGTTGGTATCATAGATGATGATAATGTAGCAGAACAAATCAATCCACCAGATGGTTATGAGCGTATAAAAATATTTGAGGATGAAGGTACTTCTGGTGTGGATGTTGGTGGTAATACAATTGCTATATCAGGAAAACAACAATTTGTAGCAGGATCGGAAGATCCACCTGCTTTCACTGGGAATTCATCAGATAGACACAAAGGATATACAATAGCACTACGACCAAAACTTCCATCAGTTAGTGCTGCAGCAACATTACCTTATATAAAATGTGTTGGTAACACTAGTTCAAATAGTAGTATAGACAATACTGATGCTAATGATACATATTTTACACCAACATGGCTAAATACAACACCAGTATTTTCTAGTGGTTCGTGGACAGTAACAACTTCAACGATTGAAGTTTATAATGACGGACTGTATTTAATAAATGTAAATTGGGAATTGACCACTGATCCTACCACCAATGATCGATTAGGACCTCAAGTTGCAATTGCAATCAATGGAACTCCAAATGAATATGTTGCAGCACATTCGTATCTAAGATCAACTAGTGGACATGGGAGCACTAGTTCAAATCAATCTACATTAATGGAATTAAACACTGGAGATTTAGTATCAGTTCAATGGTTAGAACACACAACAGGCAGAAATGACAGTGATGCTGATTCAAACTTAACAGAAGATTCTAGTTTTATTGAAATAATACAATTAAAATAAAATCATGGCAAATCTAAATGAAACAAAAATTTATGGATCTCTGGAACTAGATGGACCTCTGTTAGATAGCACTGGTTCAGCAGGAACTTCGGGTCAAGTATTACTTAGTACTGGAGGAACTACAAAATGGGTATCTGTTTCTGGTGCTGGTGGAGGAGGATCTACTACTCCAATAAGTAGTTATTGTCAGTTCAATGGAACAGGTGTCACTGACCCAGTTCCATTTGTGACATCAGAAACAGAATTAGCATGGATGAACACAAGTAATGTGTTTACAACTAACAGTGCTTCTTGGACTAATAATGGAACTAGAATAACAGTTCCATCTAATGGATTTTATTTAATTACAGTAAGTTTATATTATTCTTGCACTTCAGGAAGACGACCAACAGTAAAAAATAGGTTGGCAATTGATGGAGTCGGAATTTCAGATACATGTAGACATACTTATATCAGACGAGTATCGGAACATAGAGAATCTACTGCCAATTTTCAATCCATACTTAGATTAGATTCGGGTAAACAAATTAGTATTTTATTCCAAAAAGATGCTAGTGCAACCAGTAGCAATATTGTTTTGGATGCATCTAAAAGTTCCATTTCAATAGTTAAAGTAAAATCATATACCTAATTATGGCATTATTAAAACCAAACAGTATCATAAACGATGATTTAATTTTACAAGGTCCTATCATTGATGGAAACGGATCAAAAGGATCTAATGGTCAATACTTAACTTCCAATGGAACTAGTAGTGCTCCAACTTGGCAGGATTATCCTACATCTGGTGGAGGTGGTAGCAACGAAACAACAGAGTGCTATAAAGTAAATCTTTTACAGACATCTTTAGGAACAAGCACTACTCCGTCTCAATTAACTAGTTGGTTAAATACTACTACAGATAATCAAGTATCTTTTACGTTAGGTTCTGGTTCTGTTACAACTAATCATATTCAAGTAGCAACTAATGGGAGGTACTTAGTTGGATATAATCTTGATATAAATTTTAGTGGAACAACTGCAACATTAAGAACTGTATACGGATTTGAAATTACTGTAAATGGTACTGTAATTGGAAATGAAGTTAGACACACTTACATTAGAGGTAATTCTAATAGTGATAATCATTATGACAGTTCAGCAAACTGTTCTATTATATTAGATTTATCTGCCAATGATCAATTAGCAGTGTCAAGAAGACGTATAAGTGGGGGATCTAGTTCTCTTTTTACCTTAACGACAAATTCTACATTCTTTGCATTAAAATTAAATTAAACCCATGTATATTAAAATTCATTTAACTCATGTAGATACAGGCATTGGAGCAGTTGATGTAGATACATTTTCAGAACAAAGACATAAGTATAAAACACCAAATTTTGGTGGTATAACTATCCTTCATGAAATGGATGATGGTGTTGTTCCCTATTTTTTATGTACTGCTTCTGACGACTATGATATCACAGATCAACCTACAGAAGCAGGGGTTGTTCAATTATCTCAATCGGAATGGGATGCAATTACAGTTCCTTTTGATGCCAATCAACAACTCTTAAGATATGATTCAGTGAGAGAAATTAGAAACGAATCTTTAGAAATGTCTGATGTTTTAGTGATTAAAAGTATCGAGTGTGAAACTAGTTTATCGCAAGAGTTTAAAGATTGGAGACAAGCATTAAGAGATCTCCCAAATGGAGATACATTTCCGTTAACATTTCCAACACCACCTTCTGAAGTTACGGAGATGATAGATATTACTACGAACGAACAATATAGGAGGAGCATGAGATCTACCTTTATGTTTATTGATCCTCTACCAGCAGAATAATTACTAACATAAATACTTAAAAAGTAGGTTGTAAGGATGTCTCAACCAGCATCTAGGACAGAGTTTACTAATTACTGTCTGAGAAAATTAGGAGCACCAGTATTAGAAATCAATGTTGATGTAGATCAAGTTGATGATCTTATTGATGATGCTATTCAATTTTTTCAAGAGAACTGTTATAATGGCATGGAGAGATGCTATTTGAGACATTCATTAACTACAGAAGATATTACAAGATTTGATGGTAGTAATACAACAACAAATGGAAATGTAAATTGGGAAGAAGCAACAAATTATATTCCTATACCAAATCATGTTGTAGGTATTACTAAAGTATTTGGACTGTCCAGTAGTTCAATTCGTTCTAATATGTTTGGATTAGAGTATCAATTATTTTTAAATGATTTATACCAATTTGGATCAGTTGATATTCTTAGTTATTATATGACTAAGCAATATCTAGAAACTCTAGATATGGTTCTTAATAATGGATCATTTCAGCAATTTAGATATACCATGCGTCGGGATCGTTTATACTTAGATATTAATAAAAAATTTCTCAAAGAAGGAAAATATCTTGTAATAGAGGCACATCGTTTATTAGATCCTTCAGATGCTACTGAAATGTATAATGATATGTTTTTAAAACGATATGCTACTGCTCTTATAAAAAAACAATGGGGGCAAAATATGATTAAATTTAATAATGTACAACTTCCTGGAGGTATTACTATGAATGGAAGACAGTTATATGAAGATGCTTTAGTAGAAATTCAACAAATAGAAAGTGAAGTTCTCAGTAAGTATGCATTACCACCCATGGATATGGTAGGATAAAATGCCAACTAGTCACTATTTTCCTCTGAATTTTCAAAATAATAATTCAGAAACAAATTTAATTCAAGATTTAGTAGATGAACAGATTAAACTGTTTGGTGCTGATATAATTTATTTACCAAGAAAAAATATTATTGGTGGAGTTATTGATGAAGTAATTCATTCAGAATTTAATAATAAAATAACACTAGAAGTTATGCTTCAAAATGTTGAAGGATTTGGAGAAAATTCTGAATTTATTAGCAAATTTGGGTTAAAAATTACAGATGAAATCCGAATATCTATGTCAAAAAGAAGGTGGGAAGATGAGTTTCATAAAATTCAAAATGATTTAGAAAATTTAGAACGACCCAATGAAGGAGATTTAATTTATTTTCCATTAACTGAAAACTTATATGAGATAAAATTTGTAGAAAAAGAAGCTCCTTTTTACCAATTAGGTAAAATATATTTTTTCACAATGACATGTGAAATTTATGAAATTGGTAATGATAAATTTAATACTAATATTACTGAAATTGATAATATAGAATTAAACACTGATTATTCAGTTTCTGTATTATTAGCAGAAGGTGGTACTGGAAATTATGTTTCTGGAGATATAATTGAATATCATTCAGTATCTGATGATGGTCAAGGTGGATTAATATATACTCCTACTGGAATAAAAGCAACAGTTGCAGAATGGTATGCTCCAGATAAAAAATTAAAATTAATTAATACAACTGGAAAATTTACTGAGGGGCAAGCAATTTTAAAAGAAAGTGGATCAGATTATGATAGTGACGGAATATGGATAATTGATACCAATCCAACTACAGTAAATATTGATAATACTAATACTAATTATGAAGATAATAAATATATTGAGATAGAAGCCGATAGTATTCTTGATTTCACAGAGAGAAATCCATTTGGCGAATATGGAAATTTTACTGACATCTTTTAATGTTAACACCTCATTTTTACAACGAAGCAATAAGAAAAACTGTTATTGCATTTGGTACAATTTTTAATAATATACAAATTAAAAAATTAGATCCTTCTGATGGTTCAGTGATAGAAGAACAAAAAGTTCCTCTTTCTTATGGACCAAAGCAAAAATTTATAGTTCGTTTAGAAGAAAATCCAGATCTTCGTAAAGTATCAATTACTTTACCACGCCTATATTTTGAAATGATTGGTATTGAGTATGATCCTTCTCGTAAAATATCTCTAGTTCAAAAATGTAAATCCACTATTGCCGACAACGGTAATGAAGTTAAAACCCAATATGTTCCTGTTCCTTATGATTTAAATTTTGAATTGGGAATTATTACTAAAACCCAAGATGATTCTTTACAAATTATTGAACAAATTTTACCATATTTTCAACCAAATTTTAATATTACTGTAAATTTTATTCCTGATATGAATCAAAAAAAAGATGTTCCTATTATTTTAAATAATATAAGATATGAAGATACTTGGGATGATAGTTTTATGCAACGTAGATACATCACTTACATTTTAACTTTTACAGCAAAATCATATATCTATGGTCCTACCACAGATACAGGTCTGATTAAGAAAGCAATTACTAAAGAATATACTACTACAGATATAGCATCACCCGGTAGATATAGAGAATATTCAGTAACACCTAAGGCACTTGAAGACAAAAATAACGATACCGTTATTGATGCACTTGATGATGCACTCTTAGTATCCGGTGATGATTTTGGATTTAGTGAAACGTCAGGTTTCTTTGAGGATGTATGAAGGAAACCTACGACGGAATAGAAGATGCTTTGAATGTAGAAACAGAAATTGTTCCTGCATCGCAACCAAAACCCAAAAAAAGAACAGAACGAATCATTGATATTGAAAAAGATATCCAAAAAGATTATGACTATACCAGGGGTCAACTATATGATGTCATTGAGAAGGGTCAGGAGGCGCTCTCAGGCATCCTAGACGTGGCAAATAACACTGACCACCCCAGAGCATATGAAGTCGCTGGGCAACTCGTCAAGAGCGTCTCAGACGCTGCTGAGAAACTAGTAGCACTTCAGCAGAAGATGCAGGATCTCGAAGAAGGTCCAAAGTCCAAACAAAAAGTCACCAACAATAATGCCTTGTTTGTTGGATCAACTGCAGAGTTGTCCAAACTCATTAAGCAAGGTCTTTTAGATAATAAATAATTAAAATATTTTCATTATTAACTAAATAATAATAAAATCAGCAAGATGACTAAAACAAGTATATTCCAAGACGCTTGGACAAAAATTGGAAATAATGTAAGTAGTATTACTTTTCAAAATCAAAGTTCTACTCCATTTATGATAATTATTACAGCAGCAGATGTAGCACCAAATCTTACAGATATTGGAATGGTTTATAGTAGATACGAAGGCGAACTTAAAAAATTATTGTCAGATCTTACATATACATCCAGTCCTGCATATGTTTGGGTAAGATCTATTACAAAAAATTCTACAGTGGTTCACGAATCTGCATAACGGAGAATAAAAATGTCCATTAAGTCTCCATTAAATCGTCAATTCGGTACTCAATTTGACTCTGTATTTGATGTAGTAAAATCAAATCCAATGTATGATAAAACTGGTGGTAAAATACCATCATTGGATTTAAACTTTGCAAAAAGTAAATCACTCAGAGATTCTAGAAGTACTAAAAATAAAATCACCTTCATCCGTG